GTGCAACCGACGTATTATAGAGAACGACTGCACGAGGCAGCAACGGGAACGGAAGACACCAAGCAGGAGGTATTAACTAAAGATTTTAACATTTGGGAAACAGGCCGTGTCACTCGTTGGATCACGGGCGACCGCATCCGCTTGCTTCAGAAGACCGAGGGCAGACGCATCGACGATTGCAAGTTTATCGACGAGCAAGGGCGCGAGCGGTGGCACGTCTTCTGTGGTCTCGATTTCTCTGCGGGAGATGACCTCTTTGCCATTACATATATGGCCGTCGATTGGTTGCCGTCGAACACAATGCAAGGACGTTTCTTTGTCGATACCGACTGCTGGGTGCTCGAAAAGACCATGAACGAGAGCCCGAACCGTCCGCTATACGAGGCATGGGTGGCGCAGGGGTGGTTGCACGTCTGCCCTGGTGAGGTGTTCGACTCGACCTACGCTATCAACCGCATCGCGGAACTGGTAGAGAAGGGCATCAACATCTATTTCTTCGGCTACGACCCCGCCCAGAGCGTCACGCCTATCAACAACCTGAAGGCGTGGTTGCAAACGCTATTCCAGAAGCGCAACCCAAACATCTCGGCCAAGGACATCGCCGACCTGATACAACGGATGGTGATACCCGTCAGTCAATCTGGATTCACGCAGAACCCCCGCATCGGCGAGATGGAAGAAAAGATGCTGGGCAAAGACGAGTGGATGCACTTCTCCGACAATCCTCTGTGGCCCTGGTGCTTCGGAAATGCCGCCCTCGAAAGCAAGGGCGACCCACCAATCAGGCGAGTGGTGAAAGGCACGGGGCATCTGGGGAAGATAGACCCCATCCACGGATTGCTCGACGCGCTGTATTGCTTCGATTTGTCAGAAGGAAAAATAGAGCAATAGTTATAAAATATCTTAATTTATTGCACGATTGTTTGGAACATTAAAAGAATTTTTCTTATCTTTGCACCGTTCAAATATGAGTGCGGCAGAAGATGTCGCTTAACCAAGCGGCAATTTTTTTGCCACATAGGTAAGGAAATACTGGCAGCAACCGCGTGGCGTAGTGGAAACACCGCCAAGGCTTCGCACTCATAGAGCCTGAACAGCGCGTAGTGCTGCCTTTTTTAATTTTAATGTTCAAACGTTATGAGTAATTTTAAGAAAACAATCGAGACGCAGAAAGCGATCAATGAAGCCGTTGAAGCTATCTTCCAACACTTCAAGAGAGAAATCAGTTATGCCGAGACATTGGAGACGATGGCCGACGCACAGGTAGAGATGATGCAACTGATGGAGATAAACCGCTACATCGCAGCGTGTCCGTCGCTCGAAATTACGAGCGTACCCGTGACCAGCATCACCAACTTTATTCATGAGGCAAACGAGGCTTACAAGCTGTTGCGCCCATTTGCCAAACTAATGGGGCAAGTCTATGGAAACGAAGAATGAGATATGGAAAGACATCGAAGGCTACGAAGGTCTGTATCAAGTGAGCAACCTCGGAAGGGTGCGCTCACTTGACCACATGTCGGTTCGCAATCTGAACGGGAAACTTTACGACTGCCTTGTCAAGGGTAAAATGCTCACTCTGGCAAAGGACTCCAGCGGCTATCTCAATGCAAGACTTTGGAAGGATGGCATGAAAGCGTTTTTGGTGCATAGACTTGTGGCTAAAGCATTCATCCCCAACCCCGACAATCTTGAAACCGTCAACCACAAAGACGAGAACATCTTGAATAACCGAGTTGACAATCTCGAATATTTGAGCGTGGCTGATAATATCAGATACGGAACGGCAATCGCACGAAGACGTTTATCACAAAGGAAGCCAGTTGAACAGCTGACAAAGGATGGCAAACATATTGCCTACTATGACGGCATCGTTGACGCATCCATAGCAACAGGAGCACCAAGAGAATTGATCGGCAAGGTTTGTCACGGTCGTAAGAAGACCGCTGGCGGCTATCGCTGGAAATTCAAAGAATAGATTAACACAACGAAGGGAGCAGCTGAGCAAATCGGTTGCTCCCTTTGTTTTATCACAATTAAAATAAAAATAAAGGATTATGAACAGAATGATGAAATGGTTTTTGACGGTGGTGGTGATGGCGGTGGTGTGCGGTTGCACCAAGACCGAGTATATCACGGTTGAGCGTGTGACACACGACACGACGTATGTGGCGAAGCATCAGCGGGACTCCATCTGGCTTCACGACTCCATCAGAGTGAGCGAGAAGGGCGACACGGTGAGGATCGAAAAGTGGCACACGAAGTTCGTGGAGCGCGAGGTGCATGATACGCTCTACCAGGCGACGCGCGACACCATCCCGCAGCCTTACCCAGTAACGGAGTATGTGGAGAAGCCGCTGAGCTGGTGGCAGAAGTGTCTGATATGGATTGGCATCATTGCGCTAATGGTGATGATCGTCATCGTGGTGTGGAAGCTGAAGAAGTTCTTGCCGATAAGGTGATGTTTCAAGATAATAAGAACAAAAGGACATAAGATTATGAAGAAGATTAAGGAGACCGTGAAGCGGGAATTGAAGGAAGCGTATGAGACGATTTGCAACAACTATAGGGATGAGTTGCTGCGTATGTGGGAACTGGATGAGCATTACGGCTATTGGAACAGTGACCAGACTGGCACTATCTATCATTATGGAGAGGTGCACAACCTGACGATGGAGGAAATCGTTTACATCGTGGATAATGACATCGAGGAGTCGGAGGTGATGGTGTGGGAGGACTACACGCTCGATGCCTTGGAGTTCGGTTTCGACGTGCCTAACCTGATGGCGTGGCATCGCGGATGCCCTCGCATACCGAATGCGACATTCGACCGCCTTCGACAGATGAAAGCCGACCTCGAAAAGTTCGTGGACGACGAGAAGGAGAGGCTGAAGAAAAAGACAGAGTAACATAATAACGTTTTTTTTAGATAATAAGCGCTCGGCTTTGCCGCTTTCACAAAGCGTAGCGACTGAAAGAACATAAGGACAAAAGGAAATATGGATAAAAAAAACGAAATGACAATGGAGGAGTATCTGCTGAGTCAACTCGACACTCCAGTAATACTTAAAGATGGTACAATGATGACGAAGCCCGACGGCTCGCCGATGACCAAGCAGGAGGCAATAGCCACGAACATTCTGAACATGGCGATGAAGGGCGACGTGAAAGCTGCCCAGTACATCCAGAACATTCAGATGAGGGCGAAGATCATGAAGAAAAAGTAAACCCACAACGGCATTGTGGACGTATTGTAGATAATATAATGTTTCACAATTAATATTTCTACGAATATGGGAGCAAGATCAGGAGGCGGTTCCTCAGGTGGAATGGGTAGCCAGAGCAGAAGCGGCGCAAAGATTGTCAGCTTCAGTGGTGGTGGTCAAAGCGTTCAAGCCTTGAACAAGCAACTCACCGTAAAAAGGTTTGAATCTACAACTCAATTCCCAACAGGAAACCCAAATGTGACATTTTCTGTTGGTGGCAATAGCGGAAGACCAAACTACGGAGTTTATATCGAAGGTAAAGGCTTCTTGAAATGGAAAGGCAAAGCTGGCGGCGATGTCATGTCATTCAAAAAGAAGTCAACGGCTCAGATGCTTGCAAAAGGTGGTTTTACAAGCTACAAGGATATTGAGTTTATAAACCCAATCAAGTAACCTCTGCACATCGCAAAACCAAAAGCGAGACACGCATCAACTTGTGTGCCTCGCTTCATCATGTCTAAAAAGTAAACAATCACTATGCAACATTCAGAAATAGTAACACTATCCATCCGCGACCTCATTCCCCATCCGCGCAATCCCCGCAAGATTTCGCAGGAAGACTTGAATAGGCTGTGCGACAGCATCCGACAGAACGGCTACTGGCAGCACAGACCGATGGCCGTGGAACCTGTGCCCGACAAACCGGGCAAATATTATATTCTCGACGGCAACCAGCGCAAGAAAGCACTGGGACGGCTGAAACGCTACGAGGCACCTTGCATGATCTACACCGAACTGACCGACGAGGAGCGCGACGACATCATCCTGCGCTCCAACGTGAACAACGGCGAGTGGGACGTGCCAATGCTTCAAGCGGAGTTTGAGGCGGTGGACTTCGAGGCTATCGGACTCGACATCGAGCTGCCAGACATCACGCCCATCGACAATCCCCTCACAGCCACACAGAAGGGAGGGGAACAACCGCCACAGACTGACGACACCAAACCCACCGACACCGACGCGCCCGATAGCCCCGAGAAGATGTCGCTTTACTTCCGTATGCTTGGCGATTACGTCTATCCTTCCAACAATGAGTTCGACATCCCCACACTGCTGACGGACAACATGCCCGTGCATCTGGAACTGCCGCTGAACCCGTGGGGCGCAGAAGCGAGATATAAGAAAGGCATCACGACGTATCACTTCTACGTGGATGACTACCGCTTCGAGCAGTTGTTCAAAGACCCCATCAAGCTGCTGGAAAGCGGTTGCCGTGCGATTGTGGAGCCTAACTGTTCGATACACGACCAGACACCGATGGCGCACGCGATTTGGCAGACGTACCGCAAGCGATACCTTTGCCGATACCTCCAGGAGTGCGGCCTTCAGATATGGGTGGACTTGAACGTGAGTCCGCATTTCGAGGAGGTGAACGCGCTGGGAGTGCCCGAGGGTTACAATGCCTTTTGCACCCGTGGCGTGAGCGGCTGGCTGGAGACCACGGAGCGGCACTGGCGTATGGCTCAGCGCATCAGCGGACTGGAGAAGCCTAACATGTTTGTCTATGGTGGCGGTGACGACGTGGCCGAGTGGTGCAAGGCGCACGACGTGGTGCATGTGAAGGAGTTTATCAACCGAGCGAAGGACAAAACAGAAGAGTAAACCCACAGCACGATTTCAGCCGTATAGTAGATAATATAAGTTTCACAATTAAATTTCTACGAATATGGGTGGAAGAGCAGGAGGCGGTGCCTCAGGTGGAATGGGAAGCGGTTCGCGCGGTGGACTTTCAGGCCGTGCGAGAGAGTTAGCCAATAAATACCTCGGAGGTGTCAGCGACCCTAAATTAAAGAAAGAACTTGCCGACGGTATGGCTGCGTTTGAAAAGGAGTTTGGTATTCCTGTATTTGGAAACGGAGATGGCAGAGGAGGATTGAAAATCACCGTGTCCGACCTTGGCGAAACTACTGCCGCAAAGGTCAACGGCATGGGATATTTGCAAGTGAATAGCAGATTTACAACTGGTCAGCTGCCGATGAGCCATGCCAAGCACTCCATGATTCACGAACTGACTCACGGACTCGATAAGACGAATGCTTTCAATCTTACTAACGGCGAATGGTCATCCAAGGGTGGCGGTAAGTTTGTTGTGAAGAAGGAGAACAAAGGATTTGAGCGAAAGCTGACATCAGCCTACAAGCATTTCAAATCGCATTATGGTTCATCAGACACAAAGGCAATCGGACAATATGCTTTGAAGAGCAAGCATGAGTTCTTTGCTGAAGCTGTCGCCTCTCATCTTACTGGCACAAAAAACAAGTACACCACATTCGCATACAACTTAGCAAAATCAATGTCAGGCAAGTAATATGGAAAAGATAGAATTAACACCAAAGGAAATCGACATCATTGAGAAGTGCCTCAGTGGTGAAATCGACACCCCAACGGGTGAGACTGGCGAGATAGTAGGCAATTTGCTCGAAAGGGCATTGGCTTACGAGAACGAAGTAAAACCCGAGCAAGACCCCGAAGACCTCTTGCAATGGTATTACGAACAATACAAAGCACAATAAGGACCAAACAGGGCTAAAATGTTAAAAGTACCAAATAATGTACATTTTCTTTGTGTATTATTTGGTACTTTCAATTATTATGCTTACCTTTGCATCGTAAACATTAAACAATAACAATTTAGAACACCGGCGGCAACGGGTAACATCGGCTCACAATGATGAAAACTTTGAATTTAGCAAACGACCTGAGAGAAGAAAAGATTGAGAAATTCTTTGGTAACAATGATGACAACAGCCTTGCATCTGTTTGCGAAACGAGTATTTACACAGGTTTAGACCTCTACGGCATTTGTTCCATTATTTTTGAGGATATTCACGCAGACTTTGACGAAACAAAAGACGAATGGCGTGAGTGGAAAAAGACGGATAAGGGCGAGGATATCATACTTGATTATCCTATGGCTCCAATCGTCGATGCGTGGGTACGCTCAGACAAAGGTCTCCATGTCGTAACCCAGCGTAATGAATGGGGAATGATAACAGCTATTCACGTAACTTTGGAAAGCAATGGCGAAGAATGAAGAAGAAAGACAGCGGATAGGTCAGCGAATTGCTGACCTCCGCAAAACAAAGGGCATGACGCAGCAAGACCTTGCCGATATGACAGGCAACCAGCGCAACCACATCAGCCGCATAGAAAGCGGCAAGTACAGCGTAGGATTCGACACCTTGCAAGCCATCGCCGAAGCCCTTGGCGGTACGATAGACATCATCGTCTGACATCAGACATCACGCAATCAAGGGGACAGGTCCATGATTCTTCGTTAAGAATCACGCGAGCTGTCCCCTTGATTGATAGTAAACCCTTACACCGTTTTTGCATGGTTTGTAGATTTATAAACTTGCGAAAATGGAAATTACACTTGATTCAATCATTGGAATCCTGGGCCTGATCTTCGGTAGCGGTGCCCTGGGTGGTATCTGTACATGGCGTTGGCAGCGGGCGAAAGCTAAAGCTGAAGCCAAACAAGCCGAAGTAGAGGTAAAAGAAAAGGAGGCTGAAGCCAAGGCGAAGGAAATCGAAATGGCGCAGAAGGTGCAAGACACCTATCAGCAGATGCTCGAAGACAAGCAGAAGGAGGTGGACGACAATCACCGGCTCATCACCGAACTGCGCGAAGACCGTGACCACTACAAGCAGGGCTACGTGGAGTTTCGCGACAAGCTCGACAAACTTGACGGTGAGTTTCGCAAGTTTCGCAACGAGACAGAGGAACAGCGAACACAGATGAAGCGCGACATAGCCCGCAACGGGCGGCAACTGGAGTGTCTGCGCCCTTTCCTCTGCGGGCGGGAAGGATGTGCAATCCGTGTGCCCGTAATCGTATCTCCAACAGGGGAGATTGAGAATACCATCCGCCCGGAGTCGAAGCAGCATGACATCGAGCCTGAGAATGGGATTTAGATAATAAGAACATAAGAACATAAATATATGTCCACACAAGTAACCATGCACTTTACAATCGAAGAGCTCTTTGCCAGCGAGACCGCCAAGGCGAAAGGCATAGACAATAAACCCAACGTACAGCAGATCATCTGCCTGGTGTATCTCGCGGCCTACGTGCTCGAGCCGTTGCGTGAAGCCATGAAAGAGCCCATCAAGATCAGCAGCGGCTACCGTTGTGAGCGGTTGAATAGAGCCGTCGGCGGAGTCAGCAACAGTCAGCACACGAAGGGTCAGGCAGCAGATATCTGTATCGACGGTGACCTGAAGAAAGGCCGACGTTGGTTTGACTACATCAAGACCAACCTCCAGTTTGACCAGCTCATCTGGGAACACGACCGCAGCGGCACGTATTGGATTCACGTATCTTACGTCCCAGCAGCCTACGGGCGAAACAGAAAACAAGTCATCGACAATCTCTTGAAGAAATAGTTTGAACATAATTAGTTATTTTATTATTGGTTTGGCTCGCAGCGGCGAGCCTTTTTGTTTGCCACACAGAAAAACACGACTGAAAAACACGACTGAAAAACACGAAGTAAACCCACGACCGCTTTTTGTCCGAGTTGTAAAGACAAAAAGCGAAAATCAATATGAAATGGCTCACGATTGAAGACATCAAGAAGCAGTTGCGCATCGACTACAGTTATGAGGACGATGTGCTCGACCTCTACGGGTCTTCAGCAGAAGACACCGTGCTGAACTACCTGAACAGGTCGTATCAGGAACTGCTCGAAACCTACGGCGAAGTGCCTGCGCCCATACGCCAGGCCACGCTGATGCTGGTGGATAACAGTTACCAGCACCGCACACCAGCGGAACCGACCAACATGTATTATGTGCTCTATGGCTTCGACAATCTTGTGAAGCCATACATGCGCCTGAGTGGTGGCGTTGGCAGTTGCCTGCGCATCGCTACCTACACCGTTGGTTCGCAGATCAAGATACAAGTTGGCGGCATCATGCCAGACGGCACGCCTGAGTTTGCCGACATCGACTTCTCGCTGGAGGTGTATAACGACGATGCGAAGGACAAGAAGGTTGCATTCACTAAGGATGAGTGCGTGCTGACGGCGAAGGGCTATGCCGTGCTGGTGGACTCCGACAAGCTGGGTATCGGCACTTACATGCTGAAGCTGACGAAGATGGTGCCCGACGATGACTTCCCAGACGGTGTGCGCAAGGATGTGCATCGCGTGAATCCGAATGTGAAGGTGACAGGTTAGTAAACAACCAAAAAACGAGAATATTATGTTTGATATTAAAAATGTAATCCAGAAAGGTGAACGCGCGAAGTACCAGGTCATCGTGAACTACGAAGACTTCTCGATGCGCAACGACGAATTCACCATCCGTCTGTACTGGGGCATGAAGGGTGACGAGATTGTGATCCCGAAAAGCGACCTGTTACAAGACGAGGACGGCAAGTTCTTCATCCAATTCGACACGAAGGACATGATAGGTATCGTGAAGGCCGAGGTGACTGCCTACGTAAACGATTCAGACTATCCTGATGATGTCCGCACAGAGATGGAACGCGTACCGGTGTGCTTTGTGAACGGGGCCGACAAGATTCCCATCCGCATGGGTAGCGACTATCTCTACGACGGTCAGCACGTGACCTTCATCCGTACCAGCGTCAGCGGTCTGCGCTCGCTCTACTTCTACCTGCGCGACATCGTTGGCCTGTTCCTCTTCGACTCCACTGGCCGACAGCTCAGAGCCCGCAAGCGTGAGCGTAATTCATAGACAGATTATTAACATATTAAAAACTATACGATTATGGCAGAACAAGATTTTTATTTCCAGATGACTGCTGAGACCATGCAGCAGCGACTGAACCAGGTGCCCATCAACACCTCGGCCATTGAGCAGGAGGCATCTAACCGTCAGAATGCTGACGATGAACTATCTACGAGAATCGACAGCAAGCAGGACGCACTGACCTTCGACGATGCGCCCGTGCAGAACAGCCAGAACCCCGTGAAGTCGGGTGGCATCAAGACCGCCATAGACCAGATGGGAGCCACGAAGCAAAACGTGCTGACGTTCGACAATGCACCGGCACTCGGTTCGCTGAACCCCGTCACGTCTAACGGCATCAAACTGGCTGTGGATGCAGAAGAGACGAGGGCACGCGAGGCGGAGTCGGCCCTAAACACCGCCAAGCAGGACAAGCTGACCTTCGACAATGCGCCGACACCGAACAGCACCAACCCCGTGACCTCTGACGGCATCAGCCGTGCTATTGCCGACTTCATCACGGCCAGCGTAAACAACCTCGTGAACTACTACGCCAAGAGTCAGACCTATACCAAGGCGGAGGTTCAGGCACTGATTGACACCGTGAAGCAGTTCACCTACGAGGTAGTGGAGACATTGCCACAGGCTTCAGCCCTGACGATGAACAAAATCTATCTCGTGCCTTCGCCAACACCACTGTCACAGAACACGCGCGACGAATTTATCACCATCGCCCGTGAGCAGAGTGGCAGCGTGGTATATCAGTGGGAGCAGATCGGCTCGACATCTATCGATTTGTCGCTGTACTCTACGACCGAGCAGATGAACGCAGCCATCGCCAACGCCCTCGCTGCCTACTCGACCACGGCACAGATGAACCAGGCCATTGCAACGGCTCTCACCTCATACTACACCAAGGCAGAGATCGACGCGGCTCTGGCTACGAAGCAGCCCGTGCTGACCTTCGACACGGCACCGGCAGCTGGATCAGCCAACCCCGTGACATCGAGCGGCATCAAGGGAGCCATCGACGCGATGGGAGCCACAAAGCAGAACGTGCTAACCTTCGACAATGCCCCCGCAGCCGGTTCGCTGAACCCCGTCACCTCTGCCGGTATCGCTGCCGCCATCCAGAACTTCATCACCCGTTCCGTGACCGATCTCGTGAACTACTACACGAAGATCGACACCTACACCAAGACCGAGGTGCAGGCACTCATCTCCAGCGTCGCTCAGTTCCAGTTCGAGGTGGTGGATGTGCTGCCAACGGCTTCAGCCGAAACGATGGGTAAGATATATCTCATTCCAAGTGCTCACGCCGTAACTGACAATATCAAGGATGAGTATATCACCATTCTCACAGAGGTGGAAGGATCAATGACATACAAGTGGGAGCAGATAGGAACGACAGCAGTTGACCTCTCAGGATATTATACAAAGACCGAGATCAATGGCATCCTGGCCGACTACTCGACCACCAATCAGATGCTTGCAGCCATCGCTCAGGCACTGACATCGTACTATACGAAGAGCGAGATAGACACGCTCGTGTCTTCGTACTACACCAAGACCGAAGTCAACAATCTGCTGCTGCCGAAGGCCGACAAGGTGGCAAACGCCACAAACGGCAACCTCGCTGAGCTCGATGCTAACGGCAACCTGCGCGATGCTGGCAAGAAGGTGGGCGACTTCCAGCTGAAGATTCTCGACCTTGCGCCAATCGGCTTCGGAAAGGGAACCTGCTCGACGGCTGGCAACGTCGCCGCAAAAGTGGTGACCATCCCGAACTTCCTGCTGCTGAAGGGCGGTATCGTCTGCGTACACTTCATCAACGCCTTCACCGCCACTGGTGCGACACTGAACATCAACAGTCTTGGTGCCAAGGCCATCAAGCTCTATGACTCTAACATCCCGCCACACAAGGTACATAATCATGCCGAGGTGACGATGATGTACGACGGTGAGGTATTCGATGTCATCTCTATCGAGAACCAGGGCGAGTCTGGCGTTCTCGGAGCCGTTGACCTCTCCCTGCCTTCAGGACTGCTGTGGGCAGACCACAATGTTGGTGCAGCCACACCCGATGCCGTCGGCCTGTATTTCTCTTGGGGTAATGTGATTGGACATACAGGAGACGACGGCTACGACTTCGGTACGAACAACGAAGGTCCATACGCCGAGACGCCAGGCGCAGCCCTGACGAGCGACATTGCCGTCGGAAACACATACGACGCTGCCCGCCACAACATGGGTGCACCGTGGAGACTCCCGACCGTTGCCGACTTCCAAGAGTTGGTAAACAACTGCGATTCAGAATGGACTGACGAAAACGGCATGGCCGGACGAAGATTTACATCGTTGGTAAACGGCAACTCCATTTTCTTCCCTGCCGCTGGCGGCAGGTACGGCACGGGCTTGTACAACCGAGGTACGGGCGGCGGCTACTGGGGCTCGTCGCTCTCCTCGCAGGCCGGCGGTTACCACCTGGACTTCAGTTCGGGAGGAGTCAGTCCAGCGAGCGCCAACAGTCGCTTCAGCGGCTTCTCTGTTCGGGCTGTCCAATAAACTCGTCTTGACAAGACAAAACAAACAAAATTATTAACCCAAGCAATCGCCCGCCGCGCAAGCGGCAAGCGATTGCTTATAAGAATAAAGATATATGGCAGCACGCCAAGATATACTGAATCTTGAAGCAGACAGGAAAGAGCCTG